TCATGAGCGACTTGCCAACGCTTACGGTTCCGGTGTTTGAGTTCGCGCCCCACAGGACGCTGGACCCTTCGTACAGCTTGATTTCATGTATAATCCGGTGATCTTTGGCTCTCTCCGTGCGAATCGGAACGAACCCGACGCTATGCTGCTTGATGATACCCTGCTCGTACATCAGCAGCACGTCTCGGCCCTTAGCCGTATTGATGGTCTGTCCGACTGCTTGCAGGTATTTACCGACCATGCCAAGCTCCAAGAGTTTTCCAGCAACGTGATCGGTATCAGCCCAGTGGTCAGTGAGCCAGTAGATAAGGTCTGCCCCTTTCGGGCCGTTTTCAGCAATGGTTTTATTGTAAGCAGATCGGGTGATTAGGTCGCCGTCATGGTCGATCTCGCCGGTAGCCGACCAGTTCATTACCACCCTGTTTTTTGTGGTATCCACATCGACTATTCCCCCAGCTAAATCCTTTCTCTCCATATCCAACAAAAAAGCCGTGCATCGGGTGGATACACGGCCTTAAGGCTTTACTTACCCCACTTATCCCTCAGCACACGACAAATATATAAGTTACATTTTAATTATCCAAATAATTTTTGTATGTTTGTTTTCAGGTTTATAATTGGTTATTGTGCATCAAACCCCCGGGCGCCCATCGTTTGGGGGTTTGGTTTCTAAACATTAATCTTGGGAGATATGAAAGTACATGAGTTAATTGAGAAGCTAAAGAAAATGCCGCAAGATGCGGAAGTACTGGTTTTGGTGGATACCGAAGATACCCCGCAGTCAGTGGATGTTGCGTATCAAGCAAAGGGTGGCGGCGTATTCCTGTCGCATCTAGATCGGTACGTTATGCGGGATGAAATGTGGCCAGTTGGACAGCGCGAAAAGAAAGATAAGTTCGATTCTTTCTATTTAGGCCATCTACTCGATCCCCAACTCCCTCCGGACCTCTTTAGCCAGCACAGCACGTGGGTAGGATAGACCTGTCAACGACAGCATGACCTCCCCCGCAACGATACTGCAATTCCTGCATCCCTTATCGGTTGGCACAATCAGATAATGAACCTTCCAAGCCCACACTTCATACGCGAAGCTATTGGGCCGCTCCAGCATACGCACCTGGGGGTATGCTGATTCGATTTTTATCTTAGTTTTCATGTCAAGTGTTTTATATCATTTCGCGGATTATCGGACCATATCCGGTATAGATGTAGCAAGTACAGCCCCCTTATGATGGCCCGGCGTTTAATCTTCATAGAGAAGTCCATATCGAACAGCCTTGCCCTGCGGCGATCTTCCTGGAATGGATTATTCTTCCACGTCTCTTTGCTGAACAGCATGAAGAATCCTGCAATCAGCTCTGTAGTCGGCTCAACCTGCGGACCATTAGCCTGTATCATAGCTCCTACCTCCCAATGCCGACGCAAGTCCATTACATCCATCATGCTCGGCACTTGATGATGCTTCCATCCAATACGGTTTGTCACAGCTCCGAATAGGTCGTATTGGCCTCCGTATTCCCTGACCACGTAGTCAATGGTTCTGCCCCAATCCGGTGTGGTGAACATGGCATCGCCATCGCGCAGGCAAATCCAATCCCCCTCCGGCACTAATGCGCACGCTTCGTTGATAGCTCGGCCAATGTTGCCATCAGTAGCGTATGGTGTTAGATAGTGGATTGTCATATTTTTACGTGGCTCCATGTACGACCCTGCTTAATATCATGTATAGTCCAATGTTTTACATTAAAATCTTTAGATATTTTTTTGCAAGACTCTCCTGATTTTATTCGATTCTTAATCTCTATAACATCTGATTCTTTTAGCGATGCCATACCGTGCGATTCTCCTACGTTGTTGTAAATCCCCGCATCCCATGCAAATTGTATGTTTTCTTTAAATGTACACCACCTCAAATTATCAGCCCTGTTATTTGTTTTGTTCCCATCGATATGATCTACAAAACACTTATCGCTTGATTTTAAATGAAATGCATCCGCTACCAGTCTATGTATTTTAAAGGTTTTACCCCTATTACCAATACATAAAGAAACATACAGGTATCCGTCCCTATTTAAGTGCGGTTTCCGCATCGATCCTTTATATTGTTTATAAAAATTGTTGCCACTTCTACTTATTGTTTTAATCGTCCTATCAACACTACGCACCCTACCTAAATTACTAACCTCGTAATAACCCTCATAGCCAACAACAGGTTTCCAAACTTCGCCCTCTAAATCTTCGATTTTATTTACTACCTTTGACATAACGATCAATGCTTAATTACCGTAAAGTTACCACATTTATACAATATGTCAAAGAAGAAACGAACATCTTTTTCACTGTCTGAGTCAGCGTTAGAGTTGTTGAAGAAACTCGCCGAAAAAGAGAACAGAAGCGGTGCAAATATGATTGAAACACTTATATTCGATGCAGCCAAACGTGGTTATATAAAGTAGTGCATTTTTCGTCACCTGTACTCGACATACATATCCGTTTTCTTATAAATATCATACAGAGGTGTGTTCTTTCGTATTGATCTTATCCTATCTGACTGGGGGACGCTTGATTTAACGTCGCCGTAATAATCGCCAACGTGGAAGTATTTTATACTTTCAGGAATGTCCATGAACGGATGCGGCGTCAACCCTGCGTTGTGGATTCGCCAAGAAAATGTTTCATGCTCCCTCCCCCATACATCAAAATCTGTATTCATCCCGCCGACAACATCCAGCACCGTATTCTCAATGTATAACATGCAGCCATTCGGGGCGTTGTATATCCAGTAATCCGGCGTCTTACCTGTCAGAAATACGCTATGGCTTAGCCGTTTCCCCTTACTGTTTCGCTCGAATGATAGGCACATGTGTTTCAGTCCGGCGTTGATATACGGAACATACCAGTCCGCTCTAACCGGATATACATCGTCATCCACAAGGAATATACGGCGGCAATCATCAACCAACGATAGCGCCTTGTTCTTCGCCTTGGCAATACCCTGCTGTGTGTCGAAGCGGTAGTCAGCCACCGGGCAAGGTACATCGCTGGCATCATCAACTACTACCAACCGCCAGCCGAACGGAAGGTACCTCTTCCATTCCGCATACGACCTCTCGAATGTTTCACGTCTGTTTCGCGTTGTGATTGCAACCGCCCCTGCTTCCATTTCTGATAATTTGGGTTGTCTTGAAACTTATTTTGTCCATATTTCTCATTGAAACGCTCCAGCTTGCCCCAGCATAGATCGTCACGTTCTGACTGCGGCAGCTGTTTAAGCGTGGTGCTACCTAGATGCTCGACCAATGCGCCGGGTACGATCATTGGATACACATTCAATCGCTTGCACTGCTCTATTGTTGCGTCATCTGCAAACCAGCCGTCGAACTCCTCATCCAAACCGCCAATATCCGTCCATAGGTCACGGGACATCATGAAGCACCACCCGGATAGGTTACGGCCGTTCTGTTCGCCCAGCTCGTTCATATACACATCTACCTGCCTGGCATCACGCGGACACTTGGGCGATACTAGTGGCCAGTCAGCCGTCAACAGGTTGTGAAGCCACCCGGACTTGAATATCAGGTCATTGTTGGCGAACATTACCCACGGCGCCTTACCCTTCCTCGCCCCAAGGTTCATGAAAGCGTTGTAATTGAACGGAGCCGCGTGGTACACCGTCTTAGCGTCCCTATATTGAATATGCGGCATCTGCTCGATGACTATCACGTTAACCGACAACTCATTCGCCCCGGCAATGCACGTATCGATGGCCTTCTGTGTCATGGCCCTCATGGCTGGGCTGGTCGCCCTTGACAGCATCACTACGTCCACAACTGGCGGTATCTCCGCCCTTCGCTTCATCCTAACCGAAGGCAAGTCCTCCTGCGCCTCGGTAGTCATATCGTTGTAGTCGTAGTTGTACAGCACCCGGTCGATCTTATGCTCCGTCCGAAGGTGCTTCACCAGCAATCGGGCGTAGGCGGCATCCTCACCGTACTTGATATTGGGAAAGCTGGCCTTCACGGCGCACTCCTTCCGTATGCAGCAGATATGGTTTGGCAACCTGTAATACCCGTCGGGCTTGTTGAAGTCGGCGCGGTAGTCCTTGGAGTAGTGGCAAATCTTCGGTTCACCGCCATTGATGGTCACTTTGGCTTTGAAAACTATGCAATCGGCGCCGGATTCGGTAGCCTTTAGCAGCGTGGATATGTAGTCGGACTCCACGGTGTCATCATCATCCACGAACACCACATACTTGCCCTGCGCCATGTCGACCATGATATTACGCTTCTCCCCCAGCATGATCTTCTTGTTGTCCGTCAGGAACAGTATTTCCACCCTGTCTCTGTCGGATTGATCAAGCGATTCGTATTGCCCGAACAGCATATCCATGCACTTGGGCAGAAACGTCTTGCTACGTGTGTGGGTTGAGCATATTAAGATAGATAGGGCTATCATGCTATTACCTCCAATGCTTCCTGTACCTGTATCGGGCTGTCCGACCTTCTCCGTGGCCTGCCGTTCGCGTCTCGCTGGACTTCGTAGACCTCCGTACAACGGCAGTTGATGATATTACCAGGGCTTAACCGCGGATCACCCGGACAATCAGCCGGTTCAAGACTGCCATTACCATCTGCGAGCCAATACGGTTGGTCTAGTGGGCGCCAATCCTCCTGTGCTATCAACCTGTGACTTAGCCGAGTCCGTTCGTCGGGTGTGTCCACCCATCGTTTATTCCACAGCAGATTCGAGGTGTACATGGATAGCCTCCTGCCCTTGTTCATCGCGCTGATCGTTTCGGTACGGGCTATAAGCACCGATCGGTTACGGTTGATCTCACCTCTGGACTGCTGCCGTATCTCCCGGCTTATCTCCTGTATGCTGCTACCCTCGTTAATCGCCCGCTCAATAACCTTAGCAATAGCCCGTTGCGTGGTCTGGGCGATGCTGTTTATCTTGGTCAGGATGTTGACCGATAGCCACTCCCTGCTGACATCGCGCCACAACCGGATGAACTCACCTTCGGGTACGTTGACCCCTATGATAGCCATCAAGTCGTCGAAGAAGTCCTTCCGATCCCCGGCCAACGGCTTCACGAACATATCCCACGCGACTTTGGCCTCCTGTGGAAGTACCGTGGTGTATAGTTGTGTGAGTACGGGCCTGTAATCGTCGGGATTGACCGTGTATGGCTCCGGATAGGCTTCGGCAGCTTCACGGTACTGCTTAGCCAGCACGGATAGGAAACGACGCGCGTAACGACGCTCGTGTTGGTCGGCACGGCGTAGGAACGCTCGGTGGATTAGTCGTTGTTGTCTACTTACTGCCACGCTCGTATACATTAACCCCCACAAGCCCCAATCCAGCCCACAAAGCGACGATAATCGGAAAGGACAACCACAAGTCCAACCGGACAGCGAAGTGCGTCCCCGTTGCGCCTAACGCGGCCAGTACGGATACAAGCAGGGTAATTGATAGGATTGATTTAATTCTGGTCATGGTCATCGTATCCTTTCCATGGGAGGTCGTACCCCCACAAATCCTGCAATCTGATTGATTCCATCATACTCCAGTTGTACAACCTGAACCCTAATCTAGTATTTACAAATCCAATTTTGCAGGTTATGTGTCCGACATAATACAACGCCCACACAATTAATTTCTTAAGTTTAATCGTATCTTCTGATGTTCCGTTTGTCCTCATCATAATGATTTAGCCGATTTAGCAGGATCACCAAATCAGAACCTTTAAACAAAAATTCGTCCCGTTCTGCGCGAAACTGCTCAATGCACTTTTTTACCTCCTCAAGCTCGGTTTTGATTTCATCAATTCCGTTATGTAAACTTTTTTCAATCCCGTATAACTTATTTGTAACTGTATCGAAATCAGCCACAATCTTCGCGTACTCTTGATTTGTCATTTTTTACCTCCCCCGGTTTGATTCTGATTATCCAACAACCCTTCATTCTCCATCATATCGATGTCGGGGTCAACAACATCCGCCACAACATCTTCCAGCTTCACCAACCCCGATGGCACCAGCATCACGTCGCCGTCAGGCACATCGTCGTAATCCATCGCCCTGCGCTTCTCGTTAACGGTAAGCCAGTAGGACCGCCCCAGCCACTCCGATAGTTGCTTCCTGTCCTCCTGAAGTTCCGGGTAGTACTGCGTGTCGCTGATATACACCAACGTGTCGTCGTTGTACGCTTGCCTGATGAACCGGGTGACACAGTCGTCGAAGTCACGGAGTAGCGGCATTACACATGACGTAATGACCTGCTTGTCTGCCAAGCCCTGCGAGGCCGTGTTCTGCGATCCCGTAATGCGCTCCTTTGGGTAATTGTAGATAGCGCATATCTCTTGTAATAAGTCGCCCTTAGCTTCAATCAGATTCAAGTCGACCGGCGACATACCAATTTCCTGCCACGTCACCTGCGCAGGCGTGATGACGATGCCCCCGCCATTAATCAATCCCGTGTGACGCTG